ACACAGGCACATACGGCACCAATGGCTTCTATCTGCCGTTCTCTAACACCACCAGCACATCTACCCTGGTAGCAGACAGTAGCGGCAACGGTAACAACTGGACACCGAACAACATCAGCCTCACCGCTGGGTCAACATACGACTCGCTGACTGATGTGCCGACACTGACCAGCACTACGGTGGCGAACTATGCTGTGTTGAACGTAGTAAATCCAAAAGGCAACTCTACAGTTACAAACGGCAATTTGACTGAAGTCATAACCACAGTGACCGGGGCGGGCCGTGGGACAACTATTGCTGTAACGTCAGGAAAATACTACGTTGAAGCCACTGCTATTGGTGGTGGCGCTATGGTAACCACAGTAGGCATTACAAGCCCATCAGCATCAACGTATCAACTATATCTGGCTGGTGTTGGTTATTACAGTAACAACGGTAACAAGTATATTTCAGGTGTTGGTTCTGCTTATGGTACTTCGTGGGCAAGTGCTGGAACATATGTCATAGGCATGGCCCTAGACGTTGGCGCAGGAACAATCCAGTTCTACTTAAACAATGTTTCTCAAGGCAGTATCACTCTGCCAACCATTCCTTCTGATGGCTGGATATTCGTAGCTGATTGGGAATCTAGTGCAGGTTCAGTAACTTACAACTGGAATTACGGCCAGCAACCCTTTGTCTACACCGCCCCCACCGGCTTCTTGGCCCTCAACACTTACAACATCTAATCATGGCAACTACATTTGCAGTACCTGATGGACGAGTGGCGATGGCTGCTACGACGTATACGGGGACGGGAGCTACCCTGGCGGTGAGCAATGCTGTTAATTCGGTGGGGATGCAACCGGACTTGGTGTGGATAAAAAACAGATCCGGGGTTAACAGCCATCAATTGGTAGATTCTATCCGTGGTGTAACCAAGTACCTTTTTTCTGATGGTACTGCTGCGGACGATACGCGAACCGATCAAGTCACTGCTTTCTCAACCTCCGGGTTCTCTTTGTCTGCGTTGGTGGTAAACACTGCGGTCAACAACACGGGCAACAACTACGTTGCTTGGCAATGGAAGGGCGGTGGCACAGTCACTGCGGGTAACAACACTGCGGGGACTATCACCTCAACGGTGAGTGCTAACACCACTGCTGGGTTCTCTGTTGTGACGTACACGGGCACAGGGGCTAATGCTACGGTAGGGCATGGATTGGGTGTTGCGCCTAGCTTGGTAATTGTTAAAAGCAGAAGTTCGGCGGGCACAGACTGGTGGGTATGGCAAACTGCCCTTGCGGGAACTGATTATTTACAGTTAGACTCAACAGCCGCAAAAGGTACAGCGGCAAATGTTTGGAATAGCACGACTCCATCTTTAACCGTATTTTCGTTGGGTGCTACTGCCGGTAACGGTTCTAACTCATCTGGGCAAACCTACGTCGCATACTGCTGGGCACCGGTAGCAGGTTACAGCGCATTCGGGTCATACACGGGCAACGGTAGTGCGGATGGGCCGTTTATCTATACTGGGTTTAGGCCACGGTGGGTGATGATTAAACGAACAGACGGCGTTGGAGACTGGTGGCTGTTTGATACCTCAAGAGATACATACAATGTCATGACACAAAATTTGTTTGCTGACAGTTCCGCTGCGGAAGCTAACAATGCCGCAACAATAGATTATCTAAGTAACGGTTTTAAGTTGCGAATTGCTACTTATCAGCCAAACACTAGCGGAGCAACATTTGTCTATGCCGCCTTCGCCGAGAATCCGCTGAAATACGCAAACGCAAGATGACACTTGATAAAACCAAGCCCTACGGGGTAGTTTATGGCAGCGCCACCGTGGCGTTTGAGCAAGAAGGCGTGCTGTACGCGGCGGATGGCACCGCTGTGGATGCACCTACGCCCGCAAAACCAGACCCCATTGTGGTAGAAACCGACGCGTTAGAGGGGGCCAAAGCGTTCCTCATGCACGTACTGCGCAGCGGTCCACGGTCTAAGGCTGTAATTTATAAAGCCGCTGAGGACAATAACCAGCATTGGGACGATGTAAAGCGTGCCGCAGGGCTTGTTTCCGTTGTAAAATTTCAGTTCAACAAGTCTGAAACCTGGAAACTACCCGAGGATGCTTAATGGTTTGGAAGATTGACGACGCACAGTGCAACGAGAGTAAGAAAATTGTTTGGGAGGCCGCCCCCCATCTGCGCGGCAGAGGCCTAGACATTGGCGCTGGCGACTTTAAGGTGTTGCCCCATGCCATAAGTGTGGACAACTTCCACCACGCGGCCTTTGGCTTTAACATGAAGCCCGACGTCACCGCCGACGCCACCAACCTAGATATGTTTGCTAGCCAAAGTATGGACTTTGTGTATAGCAGCCACACGTTGGAGCATATTAACGACTACACCGCCACTCTTAAAGAGTGGTGGCGTGTGTTAAAGGTTGGCGGGCGTCTTGTACTGTATCTGCCGCATAAAGACTTCTACCCCAACAAAGGTGAGAAGGGTGCCAACCCCGATCACAAACACGACTTTCTCCCCTCCGACATACTCGACGCCATGCCCCCGGGCTGGGACTTGCTTGAGCACCAGGAGCGCAACGAGACTAACGAGTACAGCTTTTTCCTCGTCTTTAAGAAACTCAACGGTAAAGTAAACCGTCAAAGTTGGAAAGATACTAAGCCGAGTAAGACTGTGTGCGTGGTGCGCTACGGCGCCTATGGAGACTTGATGCAGTCCAGCAGTGTGTGGGCAGAGCTTAAAGCTCAGGGCTACCACGTAACCTTGATGTGCAGCCTACCCGGTGCCGATATTGTGCGGGAAGACCCCAACATCGATCACCTCATGCTTCTAGATAAGGACCAAGTACCGAATGCGGATTTGGGCTCTTTTTGGGCGTGGCAAAAACCAAAATTCACCAAGTGGGTTAATTTGTGCGAGTCCGTAGAGGGTAGCCTGCTGGCCATGCCCAACCGCACCATCCACCTGTATCCAGCAAACCTGCGCCACAGTATGCTCAACCGCAACTATGTGGAGTTTCAGCACGCGGTGGCAGAAATACCTTACGTGCTGCGTACCAAGTTTTACGCCACTGAGGAAGAGAAGAAGTGGGCTGCAGCAGAGCGTAAAAAGATTGGTGGGTCGCAAGTCATTGTGTGGTCGTTGGCAGGTAGCAGCGTGCATAAGACCTGGGCTGGCCTAGACGGCACCCTTGCCAGCCTAATGCTGGAGTACCCCACTTGCCGCGTAGTGCTTACGGGCGGCCCCGAGTGCGTGATATTAGAGTCCGGCTGGGAAGATGAACCCCGCGTACTTAAAAAGTCCGGCGTGTGGACTATGCGGCAGACGTTGGCTTTCCTCTCCGTGGCAGATCTTGTTATAGGCCCTGAGACCGGTGTACTCAACGCCGCCGCTTGTATGCCGGTGCGCAAGGTGGTGTTTTTATCCCATTCAACGGTGGAGAACTTGACGCGTGATTGGGTTAACTGCACCTCAATAGCCAGCGCGGAAACCCACTGCCCGGGCCGTGGCGCCAATAGCGCGCCAGCTTGCCACCAGTTACACTACGGGTGGGACCATTGCAAACGCGATGAAGAAACCGGCACCGCCCAATGCCAAAAGGACATCCCCGGCGAAACCGTTTGGTCCGCCGTTAAGGCGCACTTAAATGACCACCTCCGGCACGTATAGCTTTAGCATCAGCGGGTACGACATCGTCCGGCAGGCGATGTTGAATATTCAACGCCTTGACGCCGACGAGGCACCCACTGCCAGTGAGGCCAAAGACTGCTTGTTTGCATTGAATATGATGTGCAAGCAGTGGATGGCGCGGTACGATTTTGCTCCCGGCCTAAAGGTGTGGACGCGCAAACGGGGTCATGTATTCCTAAGCGGCACCACCGGCGCGTTGACCATTGGCCCTACGAGCACTACCGGGTGGACTAATGATTGTGAGGCTACCTCTACTACGGCGGTAGCTTACACGGGGGCAACTTCCATTACGGTTGCCGCAGTAGTGGCGGCATCCACCAACTGGTACGTGGGTGTGCAGCTTGACAGTGGCACCCTATTTTGGACCACCGCCACCAGCGTTGCAGGGCTCACAGTTAACTTGGCGGCGGGGTTACCAAGTCAGTCGTCAAGTGGGTCACAGGTGTTTATGTACCAAACCCCGGCGCAAAACCCACAGACTATTGAGTCTGCTATCCTGCGTGACGACCAATACTCCGACACCCCCCTGCGCATGCTTACCGTGCAGGACTACGACTACCTGCCCAACAAGGCGGATGTTACTAACAGTGGAGACCCGTCTGCTATCTATTTTGAGCGCGGTATTAGCACCAGCGTGCTGTACTTGGATGTAGGCTCCGCGCAGGACGTCAGTAAGCACGTGGTGCTTACGTACCTTGAGCCCGTGCAGGACTTTGCCAACCTCACCAACACGCCCTACTACCCACAGGAATGGTACTTGGCCTTGTGCTGGGGCTTGAGCGAGCAGATAGCACCCATGTTCCGCGCCAACTGGAGCCAGAAGATGGAGGCGTTGAAACTGGCCGCCGTTGCCAGCGCCCGCCAAGGCGACCCCGAGCGCAGTAGCCTGTACTTCCAACCTGGGGCGGAAGATTGAAAATAGTACCGCTCTTCGGTACGGGGATACGTAGCATCTCCGATGTGGTGACGCGTCAGCGCAGGTTGAACGTGTTCTACCACATCCGGGAGGATCAAGACCGCTCTGCTATCATCCTGCACGGCACCCCGGGCGCCCAGCTTTGGGTGACGCTGCCGGAAGCCCCCGTGTGGGGGTGGAAGGTTATCAACGGCGTGATGTACGTGGTGGCGGGTTGCAGCCTGTACAGCGTTACGCAGCCTGCTAACACGTACGAGCCCCCGGGCGTGTACACGCTGCTGGGCAGCATCCCCACTGCGGCCCAGTACGTGAGCATCACGGACAACAGCGCCCAGATACTGATTGTGGACGGCGTTGCGGGATACATCTACACGTTTTCCACCGGGGCGGTTACCACCATTACGGACTCCCAGTTCCCCAACGGGGCAACGTCGGCTGATTTTCTAGACGCTCGGTTTATCTGCAACGTACCCGGGACGCGAGAGTTCCGTATTAGCGCACAGTTGGACGGCACCACGTGGACTCCACTGGTGTACGGCACCAAGGAGAACAGTAGCGACCTACTGATCGCCATCAACGTACTCAATGGCGCAATAATCTTGTGGGGGCCGCAGTCTACCGAGTTTTGGCAAGACGTGGCAACGTCGCCCAATCCGTTCCAGCGCATAAACGGGGCCACGCAGTCTTGGGGGTTGGCGGCAATAAACAGCCGTGCGTACATCGGTAATACGATGATGTTTTTGGGCACTAACCGGGACAACGGCATTCAGGTTATGAAGCTGAATGGCTACACCCCAGTGCGTGTTAGTACGTCCGACGTTGAGAATGCCATATCCAACTTCGTCACGTACAGCGATGCCATTGCACTGTCCTACATGGTGGACGGGCACATCATGTACCAGTTGACCTTCCCCACCGAGAACCGCACTTTTTGCTACGACGACAACACCAGCATCTGGCACGAGGCTCAGACCGGCGTAGCTGAGGTGGCGCGTCACTTCGGCAACCTGGGCATCGCGTACAACGCGCACAACTACATCTCCGACGCCACCACGGGTAACCTGTACCTTGTAGACCCAGACCACTACACCGACAACGACACGCCAATTAAGCGCCAAGTTGCCAGCCGCCACATACGCGATGCGGGCAACATAGTGTCTTTGGCCGAATTGTTCCTTGACTTTGAGGTGGGCGTTGGCCTCACGGGCATAGACCCCGCTGTACCGATGCTGGACACCGTGACTACTGAGGCGGCTGACGATATATTGACGGAGGACAGCTTCTCCATTATCGCCACAGTGGCCGTGGTGCAGGGCGTTAACCCCCAGGCGATGATGCGCCTTTCCCGGGACAGCGGGCACACGTTTGGTAATGAAAAGTGGGTGCCCTTGGGGCGTGCAGGACAGTACATGGCGCGTGTAGTGCTGCGCCGTCTGGGCTCCGCACGGGACTTTGTGGTCCAGATTACGGTGACTGACCCCGTAAAGTTCGTCCTCACATCGGGCAGTGCGGTGCTAGAAACGAGCGATGACTAACCCGCCAACCATCAGCCCACCGCCCGTATCCGCCCTGCTTGCGGAGCCGGAAAAGAGCTACCGTCCCGGCGCGGTTACTGCGCCTTGGCTGGGCTGGTTTAACGAGCTGCGCCTTGGCGTGTTTACGCTGCAGACCGGCGTGTCCGACGGCGACAAGGGCGACATCACCGTTTCCGTTGGCGGTACGGTGTGGACTATTGACCCCGCTGCCGTAACCCTGGCCAAGATGGCAAACCTGCCCACAGGACGCGTCATAGGCCGCACCAGCGCGGGTACGGGCGTGCCCGAGGCCATACCCACTACAGGCACTGGCAACGTGGTGTTGAGCGTTGCGCCTACGCTGACGCTGCCCAACGCTACCGGCCTGCCGTTGACCACCGGGGTTACAGGCATACTCCCGGTAGTTAACGGCGGCAGTGGGCAGAGCACCTACACCGATGGGCAGTTGCTGATCGGCAACACCACTGGCAGCACGCTGGGCAAAGCCACGCTCACTGCGGGCACAGGCATTAGCATCACCAACGGTGCTTCGTCCATCACCATCGCGCAGTCCAGCACCACAACCAAGAACTACGGTTCTTTTTACGACACCAGCACGCAGACCGCCGCTGCGGCCACCGCCACTGCCATCAAGCTCAACGCCACCGACTTGTCAGTCGGTGTGGCTATCGGGACGCCCACTTCGCGTGTCGTGATCACCAACGCAGGCATCTACAACCTGCAGTTCAGTCTTCAACTGGCCAACACTTCCGCGCAGATTGATGATGTAACGGTCTGGCTGCGCAAAAACGGGGCCGATGTGGCCAACTCGGCGGGCCTAGTTGGTGTACCCAACAAACACGGTGCCATCCATGGGCACATCATCACTGGTTGGAACTATCTTCTGACCGCAGCAGCGAACGACTACTTTGAGCTTTACTGGACGACGGACAGCGGCGCATCGTCCATCGACACCTACCCGGCAAGTGCTGTAGCTCCAATTCATCCCGCAAGCCCTGCCGTCATTCTGACCGTACAACAGGTATAACATGAGCGCAACTCTTTCTCCCAGCCCGTACATGCAATTCTTCACCGCCACGGGCGTTCCGCTGGCGGGTGGCTTGCTATACACGTATGCAGCGGGTACTGCTACCCCGCAGGACACCTACACCGACGCCACCGGCACCGCCACAAACACCAACCCGGTGGTGCTCAACGCCCGGGGGGAGTGCTCCGTTTGGCTAAGTACGGCGGCGTACAAGTTTGTACTGGACGATTCCACCAACGCATTGGTCTGGTCTGCGGACAATATTAGCGGGTTGCTGGCGTCCTCGTTTGCTAACGACCTTGCCAACCAAACGGACCCCACCAAGGGCTCTGCGCTTGTGGGCTATGCGGCGGCCATTGCTACGGCAGGGCGCACGGTGCAGAGCAAGCTAAGTGACTCCTACAGCGTTGCAGACTTCGGGTTCTCTACCAGCGCCAGCGCAACGGCCAACGCTACCGCTTTTGTCAACGCCTGGAACATCTCCAAGCAGTTGACCATACCGGCGGGAACCTACAACGTCACCGGCCTGCCCAACTTCGCCACGCTTGGCGCTCGCATCCAGGGCATTGGAAAAGTTGTGCTCAACATCACCGGCGCTGGACCGGGGTTGATTGTTGATGCCGGGACGACCGCAGGCGTTGTCGTGCAGAACATCGTCATTGACAATCTGACGATCAACTGCACTGGCGCCGCGACTATTGGCGTCTTCATCCGAGGCATCACGCACAGTCAATTCAACCGTTTGCGGTCCATCAATTTCCCCGCCTACGCCATGTTGTGCCAATTCATGGTGTCCAATTCTTTCTATGACTTCTGCCATTCAGGCAATGAGCCGGGGATCATCACGCCGTCTGTGATTGGTGTTGGCCTTGGTTTGCGCAACGCCAATGAACAATGCGCCGGCTGCACTTTTGTCAACCTTATTGTTGAAGGCACAAGTGGCAACGGGTTGGTGCTGGATGAGACCGCATCAAACACTTTCATTGGCGGCACGGTTGAAGGCTGCGGAACTGTCACCGGCTACGGTGGCATCCTCATTGGGCCTAACAACTCTGGCAACACGTTCACTAACATGTTTCTTGAAGCCAATGGTATTGGCGGGGACGCAACAACATTTCACGTCAAGTGCGCCGGCATACGAAACACTTTTGTAAACCTTTATGCTGATGATGGTACAGGGTATGCCACGTTGCACAGTCCATTGGTTTGGGTATATGGCGGCAACAGTACAGCGTTTTTTGGCGGCAGCATTGATACTTTGAAGATTGACGCTGGCGTCAAGAACACGGTCACCAATTCTCTGGCCTATAACCTTAACGGTGCCGGAACCATCACCGACGCCGGAACCAACACCCGCCATATTCAGCTTTTCAACGTCTCACCCAGCGGCACCACACTGCCCGACTCCTACGTCACCAAGAGCACCTGGACGCCAGTTCCTGCTAGTTTGGTGGTTGTTGGCACTCCAACCTACACCGGCACCTACGAGCGCGTTGGCGATCTGGTGAGTTTTACCATCCGGGTCACCAGCACTACCAGCACAGCGGCCACGGCAGGGTCAACCAGTTTTACGGCGCCAACCTCGACCGTGGTGTCAGGCACCTGCGTTGCCGCATCTGCCGTAACTGCGGTTGGCTACGGCACTGGCTTGGTTAGCAGCAACGTCATCTATGTGCCGTCTTGGGCGGCAAGTGCTGACGTTGTCATCACTGGTCAATATTTCGCAGCATAAGGAACCAACATGTCCGGCGTCAAAATATCAAATCTGCCTGCTGCTGGTGCAATCACTGGCACTGAGCTTGTTGCGGTGGTGCAGGGTGGTGTCACCAAGCAGTCGACGGTCACTGCTACGCAGACCACAGTATCTGGCGGCACTACCGGCCTGACTCCAGCGACAGCAACCGCCGGGGCCGTTACGCTTGCTGGCACCTTGGCAGTCGCCAATGGCGGCACAAACGCTAGCACGGCCAGCATTACATCGTTTAACAACATCACTGGCTACTCGGCCACGGGCGCAACGGGCACCACAAGTACCAACCTTGTGTTCTCAGATTCTCCCTCGCTTACCGGCACTGTTGCCATTCCGACCAAAGTTCTGGTTGGTGGTCCCACTTCGGCGGTATATGCAGGTGGTTTGCAAGTCTATGGGGCTGCAACTACAGCCGCCCCCAATATTTTGCAAAAAGGGTACGGAACCACCAATGTCGGCCCCAGCCTTCTTTTTGTAAAAACTCGCGGGACAACGGCTACAGCTACCACTGCGGTGCAACTAAACGATACGCTTGGTTCAATAGCGTTTTACGGCAGTGATGGCTCAACAAATAACGCTTTTGGCGCCATTACCGGGTTTGTAGATGGTGCCGTTTCATCTTCGCCTTCTACTATCCCCACTGCTATTTCATTTACCACAGGCACAACTTCTGGCCTAGCCCGGATGGTAATTACCAGTTCCGGCAACATCGGCATGGGCACTCTAGCCCCGTCATCGTCTGCTGCGCTGGAAGTCTCATCGGTAACGCAAGGCGTGCGGTTCCCGGTGATGACCACCACGCAGAAAAACGCTATTGGTTCGCCCGTCTCTGGCCTAGTGGTGTTCGACACTACACTCGCCAAATTGTGCGTCTACTCTGGCTCTGCTTGGCAGACCATCACCTCGGTGTAATCATGAAAACCCTAAAGACCCCCGCATGGCAGAGGACTGAGGGCAAGGCCGAGAGCGGAGGCTTGAATGCCAAAGGCCGCGCTTCCTACAACAAAGCCAACCCGGGCAAGCCGGGGTTGAAGCCCCCGCAGCCGGAGGGCGGCCCCCGCAAGGACTCCTTCTGCGCCCGTATGAAGGGCATGAAGAAGAAGCTCACGAGCGAGAAAACTGCCAAAGACCCCGACAGCCGCATCAACAAGAGCCTGCGTGCGTGGAAGTGCTAGCCATGACTTTAGCTGACCAACTCCGCCGCGAGGAGGGCTGCGTCCCCCACGCCTACCAAGATAGCCTGGGCCTATGGACCATAGGTGTGGGCCGTTTAATTGATCAACGCCGTGGCGGTGGGCTGAGCCCGGACGAAATTGATTATTTGCTGGACAACGACATAAAGGCCAAGACCCACGAGGTGCTTACCGCGCTGCCGTGGGTGGCTAAGTTGAGCGAGCCCCGGCAGGCGGTGTTGATCGGGATGGCATTCCAAATGGGCACCAAGGGGCTGCTCAAGTTCCCCCGCATGCTGGGCAGCGTTGAGGACGGCCAGTACGCCGAGGCCGCAGCCGAGATGCTGGACAGCCTTTGGGCCAAGCAGACGCCTGAGCGTGCAGCGCGCTTGGCCCAGCAGATGGAAACCGGCGAATGGCACTAGACCCCCTTACCGCCGGGGTGGACCTTGCTACCACGGTAATCAACAAAATATGGCCGGACAAGTCCGCCGCTGAGGCTGCCCAGCTTGCCGCCCAGGTGGCTATAGTCCAAGGTCAATTGGACACCAACAAAGCTGAAGCCGCCAACCCCAATGCGTTTACGAGTGGATGGCGCCCGTTTATCGGTTGGGTGTGCGGTATGGCGCTCATGTTCCAGTACATAGCGCGTCCACTGCTGATGTGGTACGGCACGGTGGCGGGGCACCAGTGGCCCGCACTACCCGGTATTGACGATAACCTCTGGCAGTTAATGCTAGGTATGCTCGGCTTGGGCGGTCTGCGCACTTTTGAGAAGACTAAAGGCGTTGCCGCCTGACGTTGCGCCCCATTACCCTGGGGGCTACAATGCCCCCATTCATTTGCCAAGGCATTGAACACTATGGCTTTCGATCTTTCAAACCTGTCTAACGATCAAGGCGTTCAGCTTGCGTCCATCGGGGCCAACTTGGTAGGCACGGGTCTGCAGTACAACGCCAGCCAGAACGCCGCCCAGCAGCAGAAGGACGCCGCCGCCGCCGCAGCCAAGCTGCAGGCGGACATGCGCGGCCCATGGGTGGCTGCAGGCACGCAGGCACTGGGCACGCTGCAGACTGGCCTTGCCCCGGGGGGTCAGTTCTCTAAACCGTTCAGCATGGCAGATGCCACCAACACGGGCGCCATGCAGTTTGCTGAGCAACAAGGGCAGCAGGCAATCGGCAACACGGCGGCAGCCCAGGGTGGATTGCTGGGCACCAACGCGCAACAGGCGGCTATCAAATTTGCGGAGCAAAACGCCGCCCAGTTCCAGAACCAAGCATTCAACCAGTTCCAAACGGACCGTCTTACCCAGTTGGGCGCGCAACAGTCCCTAGCCGGTATTGGCCAAACCAACCTCAACGCCGTGGCGGACACTGGCAGTAATGCGCTGCTGGCTGCGGGTGGCGCAGGTGCTGCGGGTACAGTTGGGGGTGCAAACATACTGTCCCAAGGGTTGTCCACACTCGGCGGGGGTGCATCCACCTACAACACACTCAGCAAGCTGCTGGGCCCTAGTGGAGGCACGGTAACAGGGGGTACGGGCATCACCATGGGGGGCGTCAACGCGGGGGGTACGGGCGTATCTTCCCTTGGGGGTGGTTACACTGGCGCAAATGGGGTGCCCGCGTCTTACGGATTTAACCCTGCAAATTTTGGCGGCTCAACAGGGGGCGTGCCAGCGCAAATTCCCGCGTACCAGTCGCCGTTTGGGGTTGTCAGTGGGCAGGCGGCCACTGGGCAAGCCGCTGCGGACGCCGCCCTTGCTACCGGAGGTAATGCCGCCGCCGCCGCCGCTGGACAAGCCGCAGGGGCTGAAGTGCTGGCCGCCGGGGGTGATGCCGCAGCCGCTGCAGCGGCGGCAGAAGCCGCAACCTCTGCATTCACCGCTAACGCCGCTGCAGCAGGCGTAACGGATATAGGTGCTTACCTAGCTGCTGATGCCGCCGCCTCTGCGGGTACTGTGGCCGCTTCTGCCAGCTTCTGGGAAACGGCGGGTAGTATACTTGGAGGTTTTTTTGAGATGTTCTCTGACGAGCGGATGAAGACTAACATCAACCGTGTTGGCGCTACTGACGACGGCGTACCAATCTACACGTACAAAATGAAGTCTGGCGGCCCAACGCAGATGGGCGTAATGGCCCAAGAGCTTGAGCGCGTTAAACCGGACGCGGTACGTATGCACCACAGCGGTTACCGGATGGTTGATTACGGAAAAGTGAGCTAACACCATGGCTGTAGACTTTGGCTTGCTCAACCCGTCGGCTCCGTTGCCGATGCAGGTTAAGCCCTTTACGCCCATCAACCCGCTAAAGACGGAGAGCGACACCTACACGCTGGCTGGCAACATCAATACTGAAAAAGCCGCCATGGAGGCGCAAAAGTCTGCCACCGCAGACAACGAAGTGCTCAAGCAAGCTATGGCGGGTGGGCAGTTCAGCTTGTCGCCGGACAAAATTCAGCAATCTGTGCAGGCGTTGCAGGGCAAGGTTAGCCCAAAAATGTTCATGGACTTGTCTGACAAAGCCACCAAGGTACAAGAAAACGCCACCAAGTACGCGGACAGTCTTACCAAGCTGAGTTCGGACAAGTTGAAGCTGTACACTGACCAAACCGCTGCCGCTGTGCCCGTGTTTGATGAGGTTATTAAGGCTGCGGAAATGGGCTCCGAAGCCACCGGGGAGCAAAGTGCGGAGTCCAAGCTGCCCGCGCTGCGCAACCAGATGGTGCAAAAGCTCAAAGCTACCGGCATGTACCCGGACAGCTTTCTGGCACAGGTTGCCACCATGGACCTACCCGCGCTAAAGTCCGCACGGGACGCCAGCGCATGGCAAAAAGACACCGTAGCCAACCAGTACCGCCAAGCGCAGACTGACTTGTTGAAAGACCCCAAAAAGAAAGAGTATTTTGGCCCCGATGGTACGATGTATTTACAAACCGAGCGTGGCCAAACTTTCAAAGTAGACCAAGTCACTGGAGAGCTTGTACGCGTGCCTGGGCTGCCCCAAGGTAGCACAGAGGCTGTGCCCAAAGCCGCAAAAACAGTTGACAAGCTGTACAGCAGCAAAGAAGGCTTATTCAAGGCTGACGCCCAGGGTAAGACTTATATGCAAAACCAAGAAACCGGCGAGTGGATCGCCAAACCTATGCCGCCAGATGCGCGCCCGTTGGGGGGTAAAGCACCGGTAGAGGTCAAAGTTGATTTGGAAAAAGATCCTCCCACAGATTCTGAAATACGGCAAGCGCAAACTTTCATTCTCACCAATAAACTGCCTACTACGGGTGCAGGCGCCCAAGCGGCTGCGGCAAAGCAGCGCGTCTTAGCCATCGCCGACAGAGAGGCCGCTAACATGGGGCTGGACGCTAGTCAAGTTTTGCAGCTACAAAACAAGATAAAAGCAACCAACGAGGGCCTTAAACGACTAACTACACAGGCAGCGGTTATCCGTGCCGGTGAAAAGAACGTATCAGGTGCCCTAGATGTACTTGAAAACGAAGTTAAAAAATTGGGCGGCTTTGACTCTCCAAAAATAAACAAGCTATTGAATAAAGTGTACACCGAGTGGTCTGGTGACCCTGACTTTGTGGGCATTAACACTGCGTACCTTGACGTTGTGGAAAATGCCGCCCGCGTTTATTCTGGCGCAACGGGCGCTGGTGGTACGCCGGTTAGCTTCTTGGAGCTGGCAAAAAGCTCATTACCTGCAAATCCATCGTTGGCGCAGGTGCTTAAGCTAAAAGATGTGATGCCTAAACTGTTTGAAGCGCGTCGCAAAGCAACGGAAGATGAGCTTAAGGCGTTGTCGGAGGGCACAGTGCTGCCGCCCAAAAAGGGGGAGGCTCCTGCGGCGGCCGCTCCTGCTGCTGGCGCAGCCAAGGTATCCGGAGAGGGCGATAAAAAACCCCAAGCAGACATACTCCGTAAGGAGTACGACACTGCTGTGGCAAAGGTTTCCAGCGCCATTACGCCGCAAGCACGGATGTCTGCTTTGGCGGATGCACGTGCTGTGCGTAATGAACTGAAAAAGCTGGGCGTTGAGTTGCCAGATGTTAGCGCGCCCACTGCGGCTACAGCAACCACTCCCGCGCCCGCTGCAGCTACGGGTGCGTTCGGCAGCGTTATGCAAGGCGCCCCGGCAACTCCGGCAGCGCCCGCTGCAGCTCCGGCTACAGCCGCAAAACAACCCCCTGTACTTTCTGAGTGGATGGTGGCGGCTAAAGCAGCCAACCCCAAAGCAACAGACGCGGAGCTAACAGCGTACTACAAGACTAAATATTTAGATAGGGCTAAGTAATGGCTGATACTATTATTGATCCGTTTGACGCGCCCAAGCCAGCAGCAGCGGAGTCAGTAGGTATTGTTGACCCTACAGAGGCTCCCGCTCCCGCTGCAGCCAAGCCATTGCTGGGCCCACGCAGGGCGGTGCCCGCCCCTGCCGAGCCTGAGCCCCCCGGCAAGCTGCCCCAAACCGCTGGCGAGTACGCCACCGCAATCAAGCGTGGGTTGTTGGGATTACCTGACGTACTTGTTAGGACGCCCTTGCGCATGGCAGAGGGCGCCGTTAGGGACGTTGCTGGCAGCTATGGCGCGCTTATGGAAGGGGGCAAAGAGCTTTCTAAAAGCGGCGATTTTGGAGCCGCCCGCAAAGCCGTGCTCGGTGCTAAAGAGCGCGCTGACGAGGGCCGTCCCACCGCCCCCACAACCGAGGCTGGCGTGTCTACGGTGTACTCGCCCAGCAGCCGCACCGTGCCGTACTCGCCGGGGTCGGAAGCGGCGCTGCAAGCAATGGCTATCCCCATGCAAGCGGCGCAGAAAGTTGGTGGCGCTGTGGGGCAAGCCATCGGTGGGGAGCGGGGCCGCATAGCTGGTGAAATGCTGCCCGAGGCCGCCGCCCGCGTAGCCGGAGCCACCAGCGCGCTCAAACTGCCCATGGGGGTAGCAACGGCAGGCAAGCAGATGACGCAGAAGCGCAGCGCCCTTGCCGACATGCAAGCCGACGGCTTTATGGTGGAGCCCGTGCAAGCCGCCCCCGGACTTATCAACTACGTGGCAGAAACCGTTGGCGGGCGCGAGGGCATCCGCGCCAAACTGTCCGCTGAAAATAACAAAAAAGCTGCCGCCTACATACGTGAAGACCTTGGCCTGACTCCGGACGCCTACCTGAAAAAAGAAACTCTTGCACCTTTAGAGGCACAGGCGGGCAAGGCGTACGATGCAATCCGCAAGCTACCGGCGTTTAACATCCCCGCCAATGATCCTACCTTTGTTGCCGCCATTAAAGCGTTGGACAAGCCGTTTGAATCGATAAAAGAATTTGTTCCCGGTTTAATAGATAGTAGAAGGATTAGCCGCATACAAGGCGATTTGCTTAATCCTAAAAGCCCCAACCACGCAAACGCTTGGACGCCCAAAGCGTTGTTGGAGGTGTCCCAGGCGTTGCGGCAAGAGGCCTCCGCCGTGTTGGACACTGCACGCTCAAATTCTGCGGCGTACAAAAACGCCGCCGCGATGAAGACCGCCGCCACCGCCCTGGAGGACTTGCTTGACCGTGCCCTGCAGCCTCCACCCGGGGTGCAGCGTGTAGGCACCAACTTTTCACAGGGAACCTTAGTTGCTGACATGCGTGCCGCACGCACCCTGCTTGCAAAAATCAACGACGTAAAAGCAGTAACCAACCTCGTTACTGGGGAGGTTGACCCCATTAAGCTGGCGGGTATGCGCAAGGCGGGGCATCCCCTAAGCGGCGGGTTGGACAAAATAGGCCACGCCGCTGAAGCTAGCCCCGAGGTGATGATGCCGCCGTCGGAGCGGTCGGCGCGGTCAACCAACCTAACGCACGCGTCAGACCTCGGCATGGGGGCACTGGCGGCTGGGTTGGCTGCCACTACAAATCCAGCGTTTGCGGCGGGCATAGCGGCGCGGCCTATTACACGGTCTGTAGTCACAAGCAAGCCCTACCAGCGGGCGATGGG